GCGGGCGGGCGGTGATGTTGACCGTGGAAAACACACCGTAGAAGCGGGTGATGCCTCCAGTGTAGTTCAATGGGTTGACGCTGATCGTGCATCCGTTGCCGAGCAAAGAGACATTCGTCTTAAGGCGGATCAGACCGGAAACGAGATAGGTCTCTCCATTTACAAAGCTGACCGTTCCACCACCTTGGGCATCGACAGCATTGATTGCGTTCCGAATGGCCACAGTATCATCTGTGATCCCATCACCGACAGCGCCGAAGTCTTTGACCGACACGAAGTCACGGAGGCGGGATTGGACGGTGCGGGTGACAGCGCCCGTGCTGCCTTGGGTGTAGCCTACTAGAGACGAACCAGAAGCAGCGGCGATGGCTGCGAAATCAGCCCCCACTTCCTGCAACGCTGCCTCTACTGTCGTTCCGGTATAGTACCCACCGGCGTCGGCGATGCTGATCTCCGCAGCTTGGTCGTGCTCATCGACGAGGTCGTTCACCGTGGCCGCGTTCACCCGCATATCGACCCGAGCACCCGCTTGGAAGCTGGCGGCCGAGGAGCCGTCCTGCGCCCGCACAACAGTCAGGGAATTACTAACCCGGGCCGTGACCTTGATGATCTCAGTCGTGCTTGCGGGGGACACCAGCGTGGCGTAGAAGTACTCGCCTGCCGAGAGGGCAGGAAACTTGCTCCCGTCAGCCACAACGATGGCTGTGTCCGAGGCGGTAGCCCCAGTGGCCAGTGTGCTCGACGCGTTGTTCTTCAGAATGACCGGCATAGCGTCCTCACAGCAGAAGGAAGTCGATGGAGTCGAGATACTCTTGCGCGTTGCCCGCAAGAACCCGAAGCTCAAAGCGGCTATTAGCCGCGAAAGGAACCGCCAGAGTGCCATCCTGCCCCCTCACCGCCGTCATGGTGTCGTCGGTACGGGCCGTGACCTTGACGATCTCGAAGTTGTCGTTGATGTCCTGCAGGGTCGCCTTGAAGTACTCTCCCGCTCCGAGCGTAGGGAACAGCGCACCTGTGCCGGCCGTTACGACAATCGTCGTATCCGTATTACTGATCCGCGCAGTCGTCGTCGTGGTGGCGTTGTTGCTGAACTTGGGCGTTGCCATTGTCTACCTCACGCAAACTTAGGGGCGGAGGCGACCATCGTCCCCCGATAGTTACCAAGGTTGGCACGGGCCCGACGCTCAGTGAGCGTGAACAGCCCCTGCTTGGCGTGGTACGACGCCAGCTCTCTGTCGCTCCAAGCTACACCCGGCATGACGAGCAGATGCTGCAACGTCGAGTGCACGATCACTTCTTCGAGGTCGTTGAAGATCGTAAGGTCCATGCCGGCCGCAGTGCGTGTCGGCTTCAATGCGTAGAACATACGCATAGCATATGGCTTCTCGTCATCCGGCAGCGGCAGAAGGATGTACTTATCCGGCGTGAGCTGGGTCACAGCCCGCGGCTCGGATGCCAAAGCAACCACCGCCTCGGGCAGCACAAACGGCTCGTTGTCGTTGAACAGGTTCTCGTTGTAGTCGAAGGTGTTGTACGAGCCGGGTGGTGTCAGGCTCCAGAGTACAGACGGGTCCTCGCCACTGTATAGGTCGGCCCACTCAGGGTATTGATACAGCGCCTGCTCCAGCGTCAGCTTGTGCATTGGGCGGTCGTTGACCAGCGCGTCGAACAAGACATGGACCTCAGTGTCCACAGGCTTGTCGTAAACGTACTCGTGCACCCCCGGGAGCAGGTTGAACCGCGGCTGGGTGTAACGCCATGCGAGCGTGCGCTCGCAGACCCGGATCGCTGCGTCGCGGATGTGTTGGATCGCCAAGGGCTGAGGGCACCCGGGCACGTTGGGCAGGACCTTAGGCAAGAGATCAGTGAACGCGCGAGTTGGCATCAGATCACCTCACCCTTATCCATACCGGCCTGCTTCGTGTCGGTTATCTTGCGGCCCTGCAGAGTGGCGCCGAGTTGCTGGGTGAAGCTGTCGTAGAACAGCTTGGCCCGGCCGGAGTCCACATGCTCATCGTCGATCGACTGGGCCAAGAACACGGTGCCATCCACAATGACAGGAAAGTACACGTCCGAGATCACCGAGATCGTGTCACCAAGCGCGTAGTCCACCGGGCTCTTGGCGTACTCCCCGACGAGCACAACCCCAGCTGCAGGGCGGGGGTAGAGGAAGTAGCGATCCGGGTTCTTGACGTGTCGCATGAAATTAACTGGCGTGCCGGAGGTTTCCGTCATCCAATTGGGGTAGTTCCGGTTCATCGTCTCCCGGTCAACCTCGTTGATCGCCGCGCCGTTCTTAACTTGGAAGATGTCGAGGAGGCGGATGGCATCAACAGGCAGTGACTGAACCGCAGAGTCCGCGGTGGTCGGGATGTCGACGATGTCGGAGAACAAGTCAGGCCGCAGGATGGCCATGCGCTTGAGCGTCTGGTTGACATAACCAAGCATGACCGCATCGCTGTAGCGAAACGGAGCGAGCGTATCTTGGACGATACGCCGAACTTCGGTTATGACCTCCGCTGGTGTCATTCAGGCAAGCCCCTTGATGCGTCCGCCGACAACTCGGGCGAAGTATACACAGGTGGCTCGGGGATGTCATCAGTTGAAAGTTCAATTCGCTTGGTGCGGCGCTTGGCCTTCTCAACCACCGAGGCCGGCGCAAAACGCTCCGGGTATGCTTCCTCCTCGGTCACTTCTTCGCACTTGGGGTGCCGGGCTAGGATTTCGTTCCACTCGTAGATGAAGCCATCGGCCTTGTTCCGTAGGTACCGCATTACTTCTTACTCCCTGTTTTGGTCACACCTTTGATGGTGCCCTTGTTTTCGGCGGCGTAGAATACGCTCGTGCCCTTCTTCTTGCCGTACTGCTGTTGCATAGCAGTCTTGATCTTCTTACCCTTGGCGTTCAGTGGCATGTCACGTCCTCTTGCCTGATGGTTTGACCGGCCACGACTTACGCGCTGGGCCCGTCTTCTTGCTCGCCATGGCGCGCTTCTCTGTTGCGCTCATCTTTGCAGCAGCGGCGGCGGGACGACAAGCTGGATAGGCACGCGAGGACTTCTCAGACCCGGAGCGTCCGCACTCCTTGCCGGTCTTGACGTCAACCCACTTCTCACCAAACCATTTGCCGAGCCCCCCCTTGCTCATTTCTTCACCCGATTGTCCGGGCCGCTCCACCCACCGCCGCGCTTCTTGTACTCCTTGGCAGCCCACGCGTTGGCGTAGGCAGAGGGGTACACATCGAACTTGGCCTTAGCTGCAGCTTTGACCTTGGACCAGAGTGCGGGGTTGGTGGGTTTGGGGCTCGCCATTACCACTTCACCTTATGCGACCAGTACCGAGCCGACAGTTTGTCTGGACTGGCATCCTGTGCGTTGTGTCGGGCGTAGTACGATTTTTTCCGAGCTTTATCTTTCTCGCTCGTCGGGTTCTTCCCAGCGCCCGTGACGCCCTGCTGCCCAAACCGGATCGTCTTGATCTGGTCGCCGCTTTTAGCCACAACGACGTGGCTCTTGGTGGGATGGCTGGGCGTGCGTTTCGGCTGATTGAATCCGCTCACACCAGCGCGCTCAAGACGAGGGTCTTTGGCCATTACGCAATCCTTTCGGCTACAATGATGGCAGAGGGGATAGCCGGTACAGCAGGCGGACCTGCGGCAGCAGCGGTGTGGTCAAGAGTTACAGCGACGTTTTCTGGAAGCCAGAGAACCTGTACGTACTGTCCTGCGGTCACGGTGACGTAGAAGATGATCTGGAAGAAAGTGTTACCGCCATCGGCAGCCTTGGGCACCGTCACCTTAGTCGCCGACCGATCTATGTTGGTGCCGTTCAGGGCCAGCCACACAGTGGTGTCGTGGTCATTGCTGTCAGAGTTTGACAACTGCAAGTTCGGAGCGACCATGTAGGTACCAGCCGCGGCGAAGGTCAAGCGCGTTAGATTGGTCCCGTCAGTGACCATGGTAATGCCGGCGCCAGACACTTCGGTCGTGCCGAACTTAACCGGCGTAGCTGCGGTCGTGCTGCCCGTCTGGTCTGTGATGTCAGAGAACGCAGCAAATGCACGGCCGGTAATCGTGGCATACGGCACCTTGCCACTCAAGACGTCGATGTTTGTGACGTTGACCTCGCCCGTGCCCTTAGGTGTAATGTCGATGTCGATGTTGGTGTTAGTGCCGTCTGCCAACAAGGTATTGTTGGTCAGCGTCAGCCCGGCCGCAGCTGCAGATGTGAAGAACGAATCCGACGTGATCGCAGTGATCCCGCTGAAGCTACCGGTGAACACGACGCCGGAAACCGTGCCGCCCGTTATGGAGACGCTGTTCGAGTTCTGAGTGGCAATGGTGCCCAACCCGAGGTTGGTCCGTGCACCCGAGGCGTCTGAGGCGCCGGTGCCGCCATCGGCGATGGCGAGGTCGGTGATCCCTGCGATGGTGCCGCCGGTAATGGCTGCCTTAGCGATGGCGACAGAGCCGGTCCCGTTGGGGGCCAGCGTGAGGTTACCGTTCGTGTCGAGCGTGCGGATGGTGTTGCCGTCGAACTGAACGTTGTCCACCGAGGCAGAGCCGGTCCCGACCTTGAGCGCCGTGCCCACACCAGTCCCGCTGTAGACCGTTTTCTCCGCAGCCTCAGGACCGCCGTCCACGTGCAGGACTTGGTCGAAGGTGTCCTTGATCTTTTGCGTCGTCAGGTTGGTGGCCATGGTGGTTGTTCCTTACAGTAGGATCGCGGGCAGTACGACTGTAGCACCTAAGGCTGTTGCGATGAAGTCCCTGTGCGTTGGTGGGTATTCTGTGTCGTTAGGGCCATTACCCGACAAACCTATTCCTGTAAGCATCGTACCGAAGCGTAATGGACTTGATATTGTTGTCGAGAGCATAGTTCCCGCCCTGCAAGACGATATTCCCAGCCGCAGATCGCACGGTGATGGGGTCTGTCGCTCCAGCCTGCGCGTGGATGGTAACTTCAAACCCAATTGGGAACCGCTGAGACCCGTCAGCGGCAATAACCGTGTCAAGGTTTGCACCGGCGCCAGTGCCGGATGAAAGCGCCCACACCCCAACGCCCACTAGCGTTGCCGTAGCCCCAGACATCGTCACGGCATTGTTTTGCAGGATCGGCGCGGTTGAATAGCCAGAGAATTGATTGGTGCTTCTGATCTCAAAGTTTTTGATGCGCGTTGATGCGTTTCCAGCCCTAATGTTGTATGGAAGCGTGCCGCCGTTTTGAACAAACGTGCAAGCATCAATGAGCATCCCATCCACATCAGCGACGAGAATATGCTCGTTTGCGGAGTAAATTGACCCAAACCTGCACCCCTGCACGACGTGGGCAGCGGCGCGATTTGTTGCAACATTCAACAGCGGGCGCGCGTTTTCAAAACCACACCCGATAAGGACGACTTGTTTGCCTTCGCTGTAAAGGCCGGCACCATCAAGGCCAGCAGCAACCCTAGTCTGGTTTGCGTTAAAGATGGTCTCAATAAACGTGATACGGCTCGGGCTTTGCGTTGATGCCTGAGTTGTCAGGGCTGCGTTGTTTCTGGTTCCTGATCCAGTTCCACCATTCTGGGTGATAGATGAGGCGATGCACGACGCCTCAAGAACAGTTCCCGACAAAGACAGGCCCTCATCCACGCAGAAAGAAATCAGAACGTCATCAAGGTGAAGGCGCTGGACAAACGGGCCAGCCGTTGAAGTCCCGACAGCCCGTAAGCCATACCGACCGCAATCTACAATATCAAACTGCCGCAGAGTGATCGTGTCCACAAAGGTAGCGCCAGACGGTGAGAGAGAGATGCCGTCCTGCGCTGCCATAGCTAGGTCACCAACAATTTTCGCATTCTCAAATGTGATGCGGACTGTGGAGCTGTCAGTCGGAACCCTAAATACCGCAGCGTTGGTAGCAGGCGAAAAGATGGTGTTTCTGCGGCTTGCACCCTTAATCCAAACGTCCGAACGAATGATGACGTTGAAACGGTAAACGCCGACCGGGAATGTCAGAGGACCAAGCCGCTCGGTGCTTTGGCTGATGAAGTCGATTACCTTTTGAACCACAGTGGTCTGGTCAAGCACGTTGCTTGGAACAATGCCCCAAGCGGCTGCATTGAAGCCACCATCTGCTCCTGTTTTCGCATAGAGCTTCACACCGCCAGCCGTTGTGACGTGCTGGTCGGTGGCCCCGGATGCTGCAACCTCGTAGGCAAACCCTTCCTCACGCGTCTGTACGACGTCGCCCGTAGCGGCCACGAGTGTCGTGTCGGCGAGCAGTGCAGCCACGTCTTTGAACCAGTGCAGCCGCGAGGCATCAGACCCCTGCAGCGTGTTGGTCGCACTGTCGATCGTCTTGTTGGTCAGAACTCCCGAGCCTGCCAGTGTGGCGAAGTCGCCATCGGTAAGCGCGGTGTTGAACTGGGCGGTCGTGCCCGTGATGGTGTTGGACCCGAGAGCCATGGTCTTATTCGATAAGACCTGCACATCAGCCTGCATACCCTCAGCCAGCTGCGAGCGCGAGATGCGCTTGGTCTCGCTGGCCGTTGCGTCGAAGATCACGAGATCGTCGTTATTGGCGCTGTTTGCGCCAGAGAGAGCCGTGAGGTCTGTGATCCGCTTGCCGGGCATGGGCGTGTCCTCTTGTGAGTGTAGCGAGGCCCCGAAGGGCCTCGCAGTTATTAGACAAGGACGTAATCGAAGATCACGTCGATGTGCGTTGCAGTCGTCACGTTGCTGCCAGTCTTGCCTACGGTGACGGCCGTACCCGCGTCGTTTGCGGTGTAAGACGCACCATCTGCAAGGACAGCCGCACCAGTGCCACCATCGGTCAGCACCGTGCTCTGCGTCAGGTTAGCCTGAGCAAAGGCAACGAGCTTACGTCCGGTGGACAGCGTGCCGAGTACATCCACTGTGGTCACAGCGCCAGCAGCACCACCAACGGCGATAGCTTTGCACGACACCATGCGGATGGACTTGCCAGCAACGGCCGGAACAAGCGTGGCACCAGCGTTGATCTCAGCGATCGTAAACCGCTGACGCACGTTCTGGACCATGCCGGTAATCGACACAGTACCCGTTACGGTCAGCGTCTGCAGAGTTGCATTGCCGCTGTTGATCCGCACGTTGTCCTGCGAGATACCTGTATAGACACCCATCTTATCCTCCTGAGTTGGAGGTAGGGGCCGAAGCCCCTACCGTTAGGCCGACGGGATTTCGCCGAGTTCGGCGCCCATGTTCACCACCGCCAGAGAAACCTTCACACGAGCAGCGTCAATGCTGGCCGAGTTCAGGGTCATCAGGACGTTGGTATCGACTGCGCAGTAGTAAGCTGCAGCATCCGCGTAACCACCGGTGGTACCGACAGCGGCGTTCAGGTCGAAACCATCCAGCCAGAAATCGGTGGTGCCGCCGCCGATGCCGACGTCGATGTTAGCTGCAGCGCCTTCGGCGCGAACAACCGTACCAACACCGGACAGGACAAACGAGCCCTTCGGCAAGACAGCGATGACCAGCGTGTCGCCCGACCCCAGCGCAGCAGCGCTGGCGGCGGTGCGGGCAGCCGCGATCTTAGCGAAATCGAGGTCGATCTCGGTGACGCTAACGCGGTCTGCGCCGTTGGCGGTGAAGCCAGCCGAGTTCTTGTAGAACCCGAGAGAGTCAGTGTAAGCAACCATGATCTGGTCTCCTTATGCGAACTGGACGACGGCTTGCGCCAGCGCCTCAGGCTTCGTGACTTTGTAGCCGTACACCTGCAGGCCGCGCACGATGTTGCCGAAGGTGGACTGGGCACGGATAGTTTCCATCTCAGTCATCTGCGACGCGAAGGTGAAGCCCATCTTGTGACCGGCGATGATCGAAGTCTTGCCGGACGAGACGTTCAGGTTGTGCGACACGTAGAGGGTGAAGCGGTCGATCATGCCGAGACGGCCGTTGCGGACCGGGCTGGTGCTGTCGCCGGTCAGCGAAGCATCCTTGAGTTCGGACTTCTTGATGAGACCAGCCATGCGGGCCGGGATCACAAGGTAGCGGTCCGACTCCGGCACGTTGGCCTCGTCGAGCACGGTGCCCATGTCAACGATCAGGTCGACAACCGGAGTGGTGGCCGATGCGCCGTCCTTGGTCACGGTCAGCGGCGAGCCGGTCGTGCCGAGGTTGAACGCTGCCGACTGCTGACCAGCAGTGGCACCCTTGTTGGCTGCGGCGATGTCCGGCAGCATGTCGGTCAGCACGCGCTGGTCGATCTTCACCTTCATCTGCTCGGAAGCGTCTTTCGACCACATGTCCATCAGCTTGATGTCCGACTGAACACGGTCGATGTCGTCTTCGATGCAGGAGAAGTACTCACCTTTGTCGATGAGCAGCTGCAGCTTGGGCGAATCCGGGTTCTCGACGACAAGGTTCTGACCCTTGACGTACTCACGGATGGTGATGTTGGGCTGGGTACGGATGTTAACCGTATCGCCCATGCGGCGAATTTCGCCTTCGTAGTCGGTGTTCGAGATCGCCGACAGCACGGTGGCGTCGTAGAAGTTCTCGATCAGTTTGCCGGACCAAATCTCGGGAATAAAATTCCCCGAGTAGTCGGGACGGCCGGGAGCAACGGGATAGGCCATGTGGTGTCCTTTCACTTAGCCAGTTTATGTTATGCGACCTTCGCGCTGTGCGGCGAAGATGTCGCGTTCGATCCGGTCACGCTCCTGCTCACGACCCTTATACAGACCTTTGCGCACGTCGTCAAAGAACTTGGCAACGTCCGTCCGGTTGTATGCCTTGGCCTCATTGGCAGTCATGCTGCTCGCTGAGGTACGGCCACGCCCGGGGGAAATCTGTTTTTCGAGTTGAGAGCTGGCTACGCTCCGAGGTGATTGAGCAACAGAACCGCCATTCATTGACTGCCATGTCTTGAAGAACCCTGCGACCCGTCGTGCATCCAGCTGGTTCTGCGCGTTGTCGAGGTACGACTGCCGGGCTACGCCCGACAACGGATCGACTTCAAGCAGCCAGTTGTGGAAGCCCTGCTCGGCGTTGATTTCACGCCAATCTGGGACTTCTGCCGACAGTTCAGACCAGAACATCTGCTCAGAGTTAAGCGCCTGTCGCTGTGCAACGCTCTCCACCTTGGGGACGACAGTGGTCTGCATCTGCATAACCATCCGTTTGAGTTCCGAGACTTCTTGCTGCGCTGCAGCAACTTCCTCACGGGCAGCACGGCGCATGACCTCAATCGAGTCGCCGTAATCCTCAACGTCCTTGTCGGTGATGAGCTTCGCCGCGGCAACCTGTGCAGTGTTTACCTGCTGGGGCGCGGAAAGCGACGCGATCAGCTGTTCGAGCTGAGTGACGCGTTGACCCATCTGATTGTTCTCCGCCCGGAGGCGGGCCGTATCAGCGTTGTACATACCTTGAAGGGTACGATACCGCTGCTCGGCGGTCGGGTTATCGTTCGTGGTGCCGGTTCGCCCTTGCTCTGCAGGCGCCGACTCAGCGGCAGAACCGCCCTCACCGTTGGCTTCGGTCGGCTGTTGGGCCTCACCCTCCGCCGGGGACTGGCCCTCGTCGGTCGGATTGAGTTCTTCATACAGCTTCGCAACAGCCTCGGACTGTTTGCGGATTTGCGCGGGAATAGCCATTTGGACGCTCCTCTCGGGTGTGCGTGGTTGGATCAGCTGCCCCTACGGGACTTTGCTGCTAAGTCAGGGGACTCACTGACGAGCTTGTAAAGCTCGCCTAAGACCTGACACCGCCCCTGTGCAAGTGTCACGTTCTGTCCCACGCTGGGCAGCCGTTCAAGCTCAGACATCCGCCACTCTCCCAGCCATTCTTGGATGACTGGGTATTGACGGACGCTGTTAGCCAGCGCGTGGATTACTTCGGGTGTGGCCTGCTTCACTGCGGCCCCCCGGTCATTAGGTTAGTCCCTCCAGCCGGTGCACCGGCGAGGTCCATGTTCTGCCCTGCAGGCTGCCCACCACCGGGTGCCGGCATCTGCTGCGCTGCAGCGGCAAGCCGTTCGTTCATCGCCAGCTTCTCACGCGACGGGACGATGTCATCGACCGACATCTGCAGCCCCTTAGCGACCTCACGCAGCAGCGCTGCGCGACCCTGCGGCCCGATGATGTTGATGTCGAACTCGTTGGCCGTGGCGTTGAGGAACTCCACGCGGCGGACGTTGACCGTCTCTTTGACAGCGAGGTTAACCGCGCCCTTAGCAACGACCTGTGCATCGCCCTTGATCGACTCATCGGGATCGTAGCGCATGTTGTAGACAAACTGGCGTTGCACGATGGTCTTGAGCACGTCGTTGTCGATGTGCATCACCACCTGCCGAATGCCCTTGCCCGCGGAGCCCATCAGCATGGAGAGGCCCGACGCGGTGCGTCCTGCCCCCTGCACGTTGGTGTCGCCGTAGATGTAGGCCGGGATGCCGCTGTGGTCGTCAGCCATGCGCGAGAAGCGGTCGTAGACCCCCACGAGCGTGTTGGCGTTGTCGTTGGGCTGGTTGAACCGCACTGCCGGAGCCGACGAACCCAGTGGGTCGTTGAGCACCTGCCAAATTTTCCACGGCTGCAGCTGGGTGATGTCCTCGTTGGGGGGCAGGCGTTCGAGGTTAACCTCGACCTGCGGCCCGGAGGCAATCGCCATGTTGTTGACCAGAGCCCGGGCTGCTGCGTTGCAGACGTTCTGGATGTCCTCGATGATCTCGGGGATGGCCTTGCCCCAGAAGGCGCCGGGCTGCTTGATGAAGCTGGTCTTGGCGTAGGGCTTCTCGCCCAGCGGGTCGTAGTTGAGCACCGCCTTGATGATGTAGTTCCCAACGCACCAGATGTTGGCGTCGTACTCGCGGTCGACGTCGGGCACTTCCTCCTCGGTCATGCCCCACTCTTGCAGCATCCGGCCGCTGATCTTGCCCCAGAACTCCAACGCGTCGTAGACCTCGGTCGGGCGCAGCTCGGTGTGGAACTTGCGCTCCTCCTCCTCACGTGAGTCCTTCTGCCACTCCTGCACCCACGACTGGGTGTTGCCGATCTCCAGCACTTTGCGGATGGCTTGGTCGTCGTAGCCCGGCACACCGATGAGATCGGCCAGCTGGGTCCGCGTCATCTCATGGTACTCAAACAGGTACCCGTCATTGATGCGGGTGATGCCCGGCTCGGGGTAGATGTTAAACGGGCTGACGCGCTCGAACTCAGGCGCAATGCGCTCACCGGGGACGAGCTTGCTGCCCTCCCACTTGAGGTAGCGCTGGCGCCGAACGATCGGCCCCTTGATGAACGCCGCCGGGAAAGTCACGAGGTCAGTGATGAACTCGTTGAACGCATCCGCCCAGCCGCCTTGGGCGAACTGGTCGTCGATCTTGATCCGCATCTTGTCGACGCGGTTCTGCGCCGCCTGCAAGATTTTGAACCGGAACTCCTGCCCGACCATCTCTTTAAGCTCGGCGATCTGGCTCTTGCTTGGCGCCTGCCCTGACGACTGCAGAATCTCCATCACGCGCTCGGCGAAGGCCAGCTGCAGTTCTTCTGACTCTTTGGGCGACAGGTCTGGGATGGGTGTCGGCACGAGGTCCCACGGAGGCGAGCCGTTGTCGAGCAGGATGTCCCGCAGCCAGCTCTCGGCCGCACGACACTTGACCTCGGTAATCATCATGTAGACTTCGGAGCCGCCCTGCGCCCTGATGGCATTGAGCTTATCTGCCTCATACTCCCCGTTGCGCTGCCGCATGGCCATGAGCATGATGTCGGTGATGGGGTCACGCGAGATGCGTGATGCGTCCCAGCACTCCTTGAGGTAAGCCGTGATGCCAAGCATGACAGGGCTGCTCTGCCGCGCTGCAAGGTCCTTCTCAGCCTGTTCACGCTCTTGGCGAACAAGCTCATCGTTACCGACGACGCGAAGAATGGTCAGACCTGCCATGCTGGTATCACCTTAGTACATCGGGTTTTTCTTAGGACGCGGGCTGGACTTCATGCCAGCCTTGGCCTTGGCCTTAGGCTTGGCGTCCATGCGCCCGGCCTCGGCATCCTGCCGCTCACGTGCTGCAGCGCCGCCCATGGCGCGCGTCAGTGTCGCGTATGCACGTCCCGTTTCTGCATCCATGGGGCGTGGGGACTTCTTTGGCGCCAGTGATTTCTTCTTGTCCATGACGGACCTCCCTTACAGTTTCGCAGAATATAACCCGATACTGCACATCTAGCAAGAGAAACCCCTCCGGGGGTGGGCCGGAGGGGTTAAGTCGAGCAGGCCGCGGAACAGGGAGGAGAATCCGTCGGTGCACTTTATGTATCACGCCCACCCTTTAGCGTCAACCCGTCTCACCTCTCGCCGCGTGTGCAGCATCTCGCCACTGTCGAGACTGCCGATGTGCATCATCAGATAACTAATCGCGTCACCGATGTGGCTGTGCTTGCCGGCATCACCGGACTTCTCCAACCCGTCGCCGTTCTTCTTGAACCGGTAGCCTCCCATCAGGGCTGCCTTAAGCCGAATGCAGCTGGGGTCCACGAGGAACCCGGGGTCACCGTCAACCTGTCGCATGAGGTAGTCGTCGACTGCTGCGATGCGCGGGGTGATGTTGTTGGTCCGGGCCGGCATGACCCTGAACCCCTCGGCTTTAATGATGTCGACCGCGGAGCGCTCGTCGGTCTGCGCCCGCTGGACACCGGCCGGGTCAACCACGATGATGATGGGTGCGCCGGCAAACTTCTCGTAGAGCAGGGGCTTGAGCACCGTGCGCATGAACCTCTGGATGCCCATGTCGTAACTGACGGCCTCCGCCATGATGAGGGCACGCCCGCGTGGGTCCTGCTGTCCGATCACCGCGGCAGGTGTGAGGCCAAGGTCCATGCCGACAATGATAGGACGAGTGCCGTTGGTAATGGGACGCAGCGGAGACTTTGCCATGTGGTAGTCCGGCCGGAAGTATTTGAACACCGGCGTACCTGCGAGGGAGAGCCCGTACTCACCGTCAATGAACACCCGGACGTACTCCTCCGAGCGACCTTGGGTATCATAGTATCCCGACGGTAAGTTCTCGATGTTCTCTGCATAGGGGCTCCGGCCTGAGGGTTGCTTGAACACATCCCAACCGTTGTTGTTGGGGCTGACCCCGTCCTTGGGGTCGATCTTCTCCATCTGGTAGAACCACCACGTATCCATGGTGGGCGGGTTGGTATCGGCCCACATCCCATGCCACGTCGCCCCGCCATCCTTGGCGCTGGGGAATCGCCCCACCCGCTTAGACATAGCGTCCACAATGTCAGGATGGATGTCGCGGCACTCGTTGAACCACGCGAAGGTCAGTTCGAGAGAGTTCAGGTTAGCCACATCATCCGCGTCATCCAGCGCCCGGAACATAATCTCGCACTCCACGTCACCCACCTTGAAGAAGTAGGTCTTGGTGGTGCGCATGAAGTTGCCACAGACCCCCGAAGGGAACCAGTCTAGGAAGGTTTTGATGGTGGTATCGGAGAGTTGGCGAACAGTTTCGCGGACCACAGCGCAGCGGGTCTTACGAATGCCTTGAGCGTTCGGTTTCTGCTGGCTGGCTCGGCGGATAATCTCAAAGCAGCAGGCCACGGACTTACCAGAGCCGACGGGGCCCATGATGACCCGCATCTTCTTGTCCGACTGCATGAACTGGGTGACCGTGGGGGTCGGTGTGTAGGAAATATCAAGCGGCATTGTAGACATGCACCACATATAGGGGTTTGCCGGGCTTCGGACGGGCGGCGCGGGCGGTCCGGTAGGACTTTCGGGCTGCTTGGAGGGTGGCGACGAAGGCTTGAGTCGCAAACAGGCTGTAAAACGCGTGGACCTCAGTCTTCATCAGCGTATTCCACGTCTTCGATCTGGGGTGCAGGGGGTTTGGCCGTCACATCCAGTGTCTGTTCACCCAAATTGATGGTGATCGTGACGCCACCGGCGCTGTTTGCGTTCTCCCCGGCGGGTGTGGTGTCCAGTCCTGCCCACTTGACCGTGGATTTGATGAGGTCGGCCTTCACCGCGGGGCTCACGATGGGGTCGTGGATGAGAATCCAGCTGGTCTTGAGCAGTTCTTCGGCCTGTGCACGCGCCTTGACCCTGAATGTGAGGCCCTTGGTACGTACTTCCTCCCTGAAAGACTCCACTCGCTTGAGGAAAGTGGCGTCGTCCTTGAACGTGAGGAGGTCTGATGCCTCGAACTCGTGCCGATCCAGCAGTTCGTCGAGCTTTTCCCCACTGCCTTCCATGAGAAGGGCGAGTTCAAAGGCGAACCTGTCGGTCCATTTGGTGTGAACAGGGCTCATGTACATGGGGGGATGGTAACTCTTGGAGGCGGGGGCGGTCAATAGTGTAAAGATTTGGTTTTTTGGGCTGGGAAATTTTTTATAAATTGTACTTAGGGGGGTGTGTAATTGTAAAGATTGGTAATTTTGGGTCTTGTTGTGAGAGGTTTACTACAATAGCGGGGGGCTAGAAAAGTCCAGTCCAACCCCCCACCCCCCTTGCCTGCCTGCTATCGCGCGGCGCGCGTGCTATAGGGCAGAAAAAGCGCCTATGCGACGCCTAATTTGACCTAAGCGGCGTGCTATGCCATAAAGGAGTTGTAGCAAGTGAATGAGTAAACGGTGACGGCCAGACGGCCACGCTCTTTGACATCGTTAACCTGACCCTAGGCACGTAGTGCCGATGATGGGTGGCACAAGTCTCAACCCTTATGCCATATGAAAGGAAACACTATGGCCGACTATATCAAGATGGCGCCCGTGACCCTCACGTTCCAAGTCACGCTCGACGGCGTGACGGCGGGCGGCGGTGTCCGCGCAGTGCAAGACAGCGCCGTTGTGATCCGCGCAAGCGGACCGAATGCCGAGTTTTTCGGCGTCGACGTTAACAAGTTTGGCGGGCTTTATGCCTTCGACAGCCGCAAGGCCAAAGGCAAAAAAGTCAAGGCCGAGGCAGCGGCTCCGGCTCCGGTCGCCAAGGCTCCGGTCGCAGCCAAAGGCAAGGCCAAGGCTCAGCCTGCAGCGCCTGCAACGGTTGCAGGCTTTACCCCCGAGCAACTCGCAAAACTGCAGGCGCTCAAAGATGCAGGCATCATCTAAAAACAGGGTGGGCGCGAAAGCGCCCACCTTCCCTCTTTCACAAGGAAACCTAAGATGAAGCACGAAACCAAAGCCGCGCTGCGCGATCGCCAGCTCAAGATCGACACGCACATTTCCAAGCGCGGACAAGACAACGCGCAGCGTTACCTCGCCGCCCGCCACCACAAGGTGGACTGGCAGATGATAGGCCAAGCGCTGATGGGCGTGATCGCCACCCTGCTGTTCCTCTTCTTCGCCCTGACCTAACTTAACACTGACCCGCCCGGCTAACCACCGGGCGGGTTTTTTGTTGTCCGCACGGCAGGCAGTTGCGTGTTAAGTTTGCTCGTTTCACTCGCCATACGTCGGGGGCCTGTAGCTCTCTACACTACGTAGCCCTTACATCATGCCTAGTATAGTGCCAAACAGTCGGGGGGCTGTAACCTATTGATATTAAACAACTATCTATTTTTCCTTTACACTACCCTTACAAAAAGTGTGTAAGATTTGTATGGTTTACATCTTTACACCACAGTGGAAAAGCCAATGAAACCAAGGAGTTAGCGGATGTAAACCAGTGTGTAGTAGTAGTAAAGTATCTATACTATCTATAATATATACGTTTTTTTCAATAATCCCCCCCGGGAAACGCGTTTCAATTCGGTTGAGTGTAAACCTTTACATTACAACCGCTCAAGTTGCGCTATTTTAGGGGGCTATCTTCCAAAAATTCGTAGATTTTCTAGATAGTGCCCAAACAAATTCAGTAATATCAAGGACTTGCACTATCTATTTTCCGTTTTCGTGTAAAGATACTTTACCTACCTAAACCTCAATTCGTAGATACTTTACACTCTATTTCCCCCCTTCCCCCCAAAATTTGACAGCGCCGGGCAAAATTGGGCATATTGCTGGGGCTGGCCGAGGTCCACCCAAAACACCTCTGGTCCGGCAGTCTTAACAATCTTAACACACAATGGAGACCGCCATCATGGCTAACTGGACCAAACTCGCCGACCTCGCCGCTCAAGTTTACACTAAGACCCTTACAGTCCGCCCTGTCCGCCGCCCTTACATCAGTCAGGCTGATGCTGTCTATGACTACACCGTAGGTCATGAGATGGTGGTGGTTGACCAGTCGTCCCCCCTTAACAACTGCCGGATCACTGTCTGTGATCGTCATGAACTGAAGCGCCACTACGGCGTCACTCACCTTAACATCCAATTCAACCCCGGCTTCGCTCCGGTAGAGGTGGCACTATGAGCATTGCAAATACCCTCGACCCCAAGACGATCCGTGTCACCATGTCTGTCATTGGCTACCTCGGCACCAATGAGTTCTACCGTAAGGTGGACAAGGTCATCCAGTCTGACCCGACCATCCCCTATGAGGATGCCCTCTTGGCCGTCGTCACCAAGACCCACAACCACATCAATGTCATCAAGGAGGCTATCTAATGTTCGGCTCTAACTTCATCCTGCCCCGTGGTGGCATCCTGTCCTATGAGCAGGCTCTCAATAAGCACAACTCGATCGTCCCCATTAGGGGGCGGTCTACCGAAACGAGACCGCTTGGTCAGCGCAAGAACGATAACTTCACCATCCGTATCTTAGCCAACACTGGCTCTATTGCCATCCGGCTCTACTCCACTGACATCATCACCTACCACACCGATGGCACCATTGACCTAGAGCCTTACTCATCCAAGCTGACTGACGATGCCGTCCGTGGTGTCTTCCGTGGTTCTATCGTCCCTCAGTATACCAACCCTGTCGGTCCTGTCATATGGGTCCAGCACAAGGGGTATCGCATCCCTGACTTCGCCACACTGGACAAGGACCTTAACCTAATCGGTGGGTCCAAGCCCTTCACTCACTTCCAAGTGGACAAGACCAAGGGTGCCGCTGCTCTCAAGCAGTCAGGCTACAAGCAGTTCGCCTTGTGGCTTAACACACAGCTCAGACTGGGCATCGACCCTAGAGAGGGCAGCTATTGGGGCAGCTTCTACCCTTCCACTGAGATGATCCGGTCACTCGACCAGCCTGAATACTACCACGACATCGCTCGGGGTATGCCTCGCACCAACGTCGATGACCAACTGACTAACCTACGGCGTGCTGTCCATAAGTATTACGACACCGTCACCGAGACTGAGGTGCCGTTCCTCGACGATTGGCGGCAGCTTAACAGCATCCGTGCTAGTCAGCGTCAGTGGGCCTAGTCGAAACACCCTTCGGGGTGTCTGAGTAAGGTGGCTCCTTGCTCACTGATGAGACAAGCCATTATGGAGAACACAATGCCAATGACCACCAACGACATCCGCATCCTTGCTCTGCTGCTCGACATCGAGCCTAAGTTTCTGTCCGCTCCAGACGCTGGGCTGCTTGTTATGGTCTACGAGGAGTTGGGACACCGCGCCCAGCTTGGTGAGGGTCGCTTCAAGTCGTTCTACGACAGCCTGCCAAACGACATCGCCATTAAGTTTATGGTCGATCGCCGGACCCTTGAGTGGATGCTGGAGAACAAGTGCCACTTCATTACCGACACTAACAAGCCGACACTGGCAGAGCGCCTCGAACGGGGGGCTAGGACTGACATCTGGGCCGACACTAGCCACGACGACAGCGACGATGGCATCTACGATGCAGTCGAGGATGCCCAGTTTGCTATGGTGGAAGCTGCTGAGCTGCTACGTAAACATGGTCTGGATAAGTAAGTCGAAACAGGGGGTAACCTCTGTCTGTAGCAGGTGGCTCCTGCTGCACTGATGAGACAAGCCAAGCAACCAAGGCTCTGCCGTCGCAGACGGTCAAGCCCTTATGGAGAACACAATGCGTCCATCCCTTCTGTCTGACACACTTAAAGACCTCATCTCGATCAACCGCACCGTGGCTATCGAGGGGGCACCGGGTGGTGGCAAGACCACTCTCGTCCAGTCTGTGACTGAGGCTCTCGGTCTGCACTACGTCGAGCGTCACCTGCCGACCATGCTGGTCGAGGACTTCGGCATCCCTGTCATTGGGGGCGAGACCCTACGTTACATGATCCCCGACTGGTTCCCTGCCAAGGGCTCTCGTTATGACGATGGCCGTGGTGGGGTGCTCTGCTTCGATGATCGGAACCAAGCTCCGGCCGACATCCAGAAAGTGCTGGCTAACATCTGCCAAGCACGCAACCTCCACGGCACACCCCTTGCCAAGGGCTGGACTGTCATCTCGACGGGTAACCGTCAGTCTGACCGGGCTGGGGCCAACAGGGTGCTGTCCCACCTTCGCAATCGTGAGACGGTCCTAGAGTTCGACACCAACCTCGACGACTGGTCGTCGTGGGCCCTGACTAATGGGATCAAGCCTGAGGTGGTGGCGTTCATCCGCTTCCGTCCCGGTCTGCTCCATGACTTCGATGCCAACAAGGACCAGAACCCAACGCCTCGTTCATGGGCTGAGGGTGTCAGTGCTGTGCTGGGGGCTGTCCCCGCTGAGGCTGAGTATGACTGCTTCAAGGGCGCCGTTGGTGAGGGGGCCGCGGCTGAGTTCGTGGGGTTCCTCAAGATTTACCGCAAGCTGCCTAACCCCGATGCTATCCTGCTCAACCCTGACAGTGCTGACGTGCCGTCTGACCCGGCCACTCTCTACGCCCTGTCTGGTGCTATCTCCAGCCGCATCTCTCAGGCCAACATCGACCGGGCTGTCACTTACCTGTCCCGCTGCCCGGCTGAGTTCTCAGTGCTGGCTATGTCGATGGCTGTCCGCCGTGACCCTATGGTGACCTCCACCAAGGGCTTCATTGACTGGTCCATCAAGCACCAGTCGGTGCTGTTCTAAGTATGCAACACACAAGGGGTGGCACTGCGCCACCCCACAACACAAGGAGTAATACATGCCTGCGTTTAGTATCATGGTGTCCTACGACATCAGTGCTTACCGGAACGTCACGGTTGAAGCTGACAACCTCGCCGCTGCCGTAGAGTGGGTCAGAGATGATCCTGATGTATGGGACTTCTTCGCCGCAGACTACGAGACGGCACACAACTATCGTATCATCGAAGTCCTTGACGAGAACGACATCATACTGGTCGAGGACATCCAGATCAGTGAACCGGACGGACAAACAACCCTTCCCGCCGAGGTGGTCCTCGCCAACCTCACCGCTTCTATCATCTCCAACTAAGGACACATATCATGACCAACCATCTCTCCGATCGTGCGCTGCTGGTGCAGCTTAACATCTCACAGTGGACAGCACGCAAGCTGGACAAGAAGGCCACCCGTGAGGTGGCTGATGCCAACTATGCCAGCCGTGACGCTGGTAACTACCACAAGAAGCTGCTGCCCATGAGTGACAGCTTGGCTAACATCCACACCATGACGGGTAGCATCCGTCAGGAGTTCTTGACCAACACCCTGCCGTGGGGGCTGAACAACACCCATATGCTGCCGACCTCCAACTACCTTGGCTTCATGACTACCTTCCGCAAGCGCAAGTCTGAGTGGGAGCAGGTGGTGAGTAAGTTCCTCTATGACTACCCATCCCTCCAGACCACCGCCCAGCGGTTCCTCGGTAACCTCTACAACTCCGAGGACTACCCAGATGTCCGTGACCTACAGCATAAGTTCAGCATGGACCTCGTGGTCCTGCCTGTCCCGACCTCTGACTTCCGTGTCCAGCTTGCTGACGATGAGCTGTCCAACATCCACGCTGACATCAAGCGCCGGGTGGAGGAAAGTTCTGGGATGGCTATGAAGGAGGCTTGGCAGCGCCTTTACGACCGTGTTAAGCATATGGTCGAGCGGCTCTCCAAGCTGGACGATCCCAAGTCTCGCTTCCATGAGAGCACGTTGGAGCATGTGACTGAACTGTGCCGTATCCTGCCCCGTCTGAACTTCACTGACGACCCACATCTGGAGGCGATGCGACACGAGGTGGAGGGTAAGCTGGCTGGTCTGAGCAAGGACGCCGTGGTCAACGACCCTGTGTTCCGGCAGACTAAGATCGATGAAGCGTCTGACATCATGGCCCGTATGGGTGCTTTCATGGGTGCAGCATAACGCTGCACCACACAAACAAGGAGTAATCAACATGCAGTCTCTCGACACACTCAAGACCCGCCTTGCCAAGGCCAAGACCTCGCTCATCCTAGAGCATCCCTTTGTCGGTGCTATCGCACTGGGTATGCCACATACCTACTCTGATGCGGTGCCTACCGCTGCCACCAATGGCAAGCGTGTGCTCTACAACCCTGCGTTCGTCTCCGATCTGACGGACGACCAGCTTAAGTTCCTCGTGGCACATGAGTGTATGCACCCCATGCTGGAGCACAACTTCCGCCGTCAGTCCCGCGACCCTAAGAAGTGGAACAAGGCCGCTGACTACGTCATCAACCAACTGCTGGTGGACGAGGGTATCGGTGCGTTCATCGACGGTGGCTGCCTCAACAAGGCGCTCTATGACGCCGGGCAGGGTGTGTCCGAGCAGATTTACACCCTGATACCTGACGGTGACGAGGGCGGTGGCAACGGTGGTGGTGACATCGGTGGCACTGGCCAAGACCTTGAGGACGGTGAGGGCACGGCACAGGACCAAGCCCAAGAGGCTGCCGAGTGGAAGGTCAAGGTGGCACAGGCTGCACAGGCTGCCAAGATGATGGGTAAACTGTCGGCTGGCATGGCCCGGCTTGTGGACAGCATACTCAATCCAACGGTTGACTGGCGTGATGTGCTCCAGAAGTTCGTCACCAAGCACAAGACCGACGAGCGCAGCTTCTCCCGGCCCAACCGTAGGTTCCTGTCTCAGGGTCTCTACATGCCAAGCCGTAGCGGTGAGGTGATGGGTCCGATCGCTTTCCTTGTGGACTGCTCCGGCTCTGTCGATGACGTGCAGCTTGCTCAGATGGCAGCAGAAATCCGTATGGTCCACGAGGACCTGCGTCCTGAGAAGCTGCATGTGGTATACTTCGACAGCGAGGTGTCCCATTACGAGTGCTACGGCCCGGATGACAGCCTTGACATCCGCTTCCACGGTGGTGGCGGCACTGACGTGCGTGCTGCCTTTGACTACCTCGACCAGCATGGTCATGCCGACGGTGTCGTCTGCACCGTGGTGCTCACTGACGGCTACACCCCCTACCCAGATGGTGCCAGCAACCCTGTCATCTGGGCCATGACGACCGACATGACGGCTCCCTTCGGTGAGCACTGCCGGGTCCGCATGTGATGGCTGGCAAGGCAAGCAAGACGACGACGGGGTGGCGGCGACGCTACCTCGTCCAAGTATGGAGCCGGAGCAGAACATTCGAGGTTGTGCTGGTGAGGGGGAGTGCTAAGCGGGTGCGCCGTAATGTCCACCGCGTGAGTGTGCTTACCAATGCGGGCACGTGGGAGTGGTATGATATGGACGACTACACCCACAGCATCAGCCGTAAGTTCTTCGAGGCCAGTGATCGTGGTGAGATGCTGGCGTATGCTACCCGCCTACGGATGGACGGCTTCCGTTTGCTGGGGGAGATGCCTACATGGTAGACTTCCCAGAAAGCTACGGCTTCGCCCCTAGTATGGGGCGACAGCTTATGCAGTCTAGGTTCACCGTCGAGGTGGGTGTGTTCAGACCGCGGGAAGTTACCGGCTACTATGTCAGTTCCTACGGTGGGCGGGACCGAGGTAAGTCGCGGCTGCCGTTCATCTTCGATGCCATTGGCTTCGTTGCCAAGGATGAGCACACCCCGATCCGAGGTGTGCTATACTACGGGACAGGTGAGCAGCCGGTCCCCCATATCACAGGCACATTGCAACAGGTGGTGACTGCATTGTGCACGCTCCACCGTATGAAAGGACACATGAAGTGATACCAACAGAACTTTTTGTATCGTGGGTGGCGCTGGTCATCGCCGCCGCATGGATCATCCACCAGTGGCAGGAACTCAGGGAGCGTGACGACATCCTTGAGGAGGTGAAGGCTGCACTGGAGGCGGCTGACAAGTCACTCGACCTATATCAAACCATCCTGCGGGATGTAGCTATTGGACATGCAACTCTGGAGGTAACCAACGATGGTCGCATCATCGCAACGCACTGCTCTGCTGGAAAAGTATCGCTACATTAACGTCGAACACAACAATTGGTGGGACTGTGTTGAGTCTGACTTCATCGAGGACATGAAGCAGGTCGGCATCCATGTGGACAAGATATACTTCTCCGGCTTCTGGTCACAGGGTGACGGCGCCTGCTTCTCAGGCAAGATGAGTAACACCCTGACCTACCTCGACCGCCACCATCTGGGCCAGTATCCCATGCTTCGCAAGCTCTTGGAGCATGACGGTGAGGTCTACGTTAGCTGCAAGCAGAGTGGGCGCTACTACCACGAGAACTCCACTGAGTTCTGGGCGGACAGCGACACCCTTACCGGCATGGTGGACCAGCCGACTGACTTCCATGAAGCCGTCGTGGAGGAGTGGCAGCGCCTGCTTGGCGTAGAGCTGGACGACTTCGAGAAGGATGTCACTGAACAGTGGCGCACCTACATGCAGCAACTCTACCGCAAGCTAGAGGAAGAATACGACTACCTCACCAGCGACGATGGTGTGTGGGATACGCTGGTAGCAAACGAACTTGTCGAAGATTTAGAGGAGGAAGAAGTATGACACAGATCAAGAGTTACAAACAGGCTGAGTATATCGCAGAGAAGGCACGCAACATCGCCAAGGGCAAGCCACTGGGGCCCACCCACTGGCGTATGTTCAAGGACGGTGACGAGTTCACGGTCTATTACCTGTCCACTATGGTGGCCCGCATCCTGCCCAACAACACGCTGCGTATGGTGTCTGACGGTGGTTACAATGTCCACCTGCCCAACGGTGCGATCTACTCCATCCACAAGGTGCTGCCCGTCAGCTTGGTCAACCGTAGCAAGGGGCACTACCGACTGCACATCGCACAGCACGGTGAGGACGTAGCCTCGATACCGCGGGATGAGTTTGGCGTTACTGACTGGGAGGCATGGCGCAAGGGTGGGGTCCGCTACTACGATGGCCTGACCATCGACCTCGCAACACGCACGGCTGTGTCCTATGCTGAGCCCACGATGGAGGTTGACGCTGCTGCTCGCAAGCTGTGGTTAAAGCAACTCAAGACACTCAAGCGCCACCTCAAGACCATCGCCAAGCTGGGCGGGTTCACCGCCCGTCTGGAAATCCCTGACGACGGCAAGCGTCGGTGGGAACTTACACGGTTCTCGCACTCCGCTAGGGACATGAACCTCGCCATTGCTGCCCTGCGTGGCGACATCACAGAGGAGTTCTTGGAACGTGTGACCCACGACCTAGCACTGCAACAATACTATCTGCCTGATATTGCGGAGCAACTGCGCCTCATCGACAGGTTCTTCATCACTCACAGCACCGCCCTGCGTCTCGCGCTCGGCGTCATCACACCCAAGTAAGGACAGACACAATGGAACACGCATACCCTCACCTCGTCCCGGTCGAAGCCTCGTTGGTTATTGCCAACGTGCTGCCCTCCGGCTCTGCCTTCGGTGTCCGCATGGACAACGGAGAGAACTGCTACATCCCGGTCAACGTCGCCACGGCAACGCAGATCACAGTGGGCATGGAGATCACTGCCAAGCTGGTGCCCAACCGCTTCCCTGACAAGGCAGAACGGACACCGTGGCTCACTGTGTTCCTGTCCCGCAACCCCTCACCGATCAAGACATCTGTGCCTGTGCAGTATGCCATGCCCTTCGAGCAGTTCGACATCGAGCCCTCGGTTCCGGCGGAGCCGTCGATGGCAGACAAGGTGCGGGGCACCATGCGTAAGGGTGGGGTGTGGACAGTGTCGTCTCTCTACTCAGAGCTTGTGCCCGGTAAGGTCAGGACTGACGGCCTGACGGAATACAACGCCATCTCGGCCGCTATCCGGGCGATGTATGCTAGGGGTGAGTGTGCCAAGTTCCAACTGTGGCGGAACTCTGACCAGAGCAAGCCAAGCCGGGAGTGGTTCACCTGCCACCCCGACAAGGCGGACGTTGATGAGTGGGAGGAGCAGTGATGCCTGTCTATCGACTGACTGTCTCGGTCCGGACGCTGGACCACGTCGAGCCTGAGGCTATGGCGCACTACGTAGCAGACGCAGTAAGCAGTTGGGGTGGGCAGTTCCACCCCGACGACCCTCTGTTCGCAGCGAACCTGCGGGCCAAGGCCACGTGCCGTGGAGAGACGGTGCTGGATGCAGACTACGACACATTCTTGGAGGATAACTGATGTTTGGAAGTAGACAATCTGACGTCCCGTTTCTGCGGGATATGAAGTCCGCCGCTGCCAGTGCCGTCATGGTGATGGATGGTATCCGGGGGCTGCCATCGAAGCCCGCGTGCAACTCTGTCTACACAGCACTGGCTGACAAAGAGGACCTAACCGCTGAGGACCTTGAGACATTGGCCAACCGCATCGGACGACTGGCTTGGGAAAGGGCACGAGCATGACCACATACCTGACAGTCCTGTGGATCACCATGCACGGCGGCCCCCTTGACGGCAGCACCTATGGCATCCCGTTCCTGACCGAGGAAGCCTGCAGGCAGGCGATGGTGCCCGTGGGCGATGCCCTCGACTACGATTACAGCATGGAGTGCACCCCCATGCCCGTTGAAGTGGAGATGGAACCATGAGGGGTTTGTTCACTGACTTCTTCTTGGTGTTTGGGACCATCTTTTCCTACTTGGCCTACCAGAACGCCGTCGAAGCCCACCGTCACACGCACGAGCTGGCCTGCCATGTAGGGGCCGAAGAGCTGTGCCTATTCCACAAGGTGGAGCCATGACCCAACAGACCTGCCCACCCTGCAACAACAACTGCAACCAAGGCCGGGACTGCCCGGCGAGGAGAGGGAAATGAGTAAATTCGCAGGACACAAATACCAATGGACAAGGGCATTCACCTCTGTGCGCCACCATTGGGAACTTCGTGGGCCGAGAGGCGGCATCCACTTCCACGTCTCAATCATGGACGACAGCAAGTGGGACCCGTCATGTGGCCTTGAGTTTCATCATTGCTTTGATCCGACTGGTGGAAAGACAGCGCCACATCACGTCAATTGCCCGGTGACAGGTGGTCAGTGCTGGCACGATGGCACTTCGCTGTATGCCTCTGAGCATGTGTGGCCATTGGTCGAGCATTACTTGAGAGACGGGGATCACCCTGCCGTCTTCCGCATCCTTGAGCGCGAGTATGAAAAGCACTTTGAAAGGAGTGATGACGAATGACCATCGACATGACCAACAACCGTGTGCCGTATGGCCTGCTGACCGCCGAAGAAAAGGCTGCGCTGCGTGAGCATAAGAAGGCGGGTGGAGATTTTGAACACCACTGTGATGGCGTCTGGTTCAAGTCCGCTCCTTGTTGGCTTTACAACATAATCTACCGCACCGTCCCCCTGCCCGCAAAGACCCAAGACGTGATCGCATGGGAGAAGCTGCCTGATTGGGTTGAGTGGGTGGCGAGGGATTCTGATGAAGGCGTCTTTGGCTACGACTTTGAGCCTTTGGTTTGCGTTGTGGCGTGGTCAAGCCCGAGCGAATATCACCGCCGCATCGACGACTTCCCCGGCATCGTGCAGGTGGGGACGTGTAATTGGCGAGACAGCAAGCAGCGGAGGCCACGGGGATGAGTGAGCCATCGCATGACGCACAGCAAGTCTGCATCCACCTCAAGTGGGGGTGGCTCCCTGTCGTGATGGTGCGGAAGTCGTACCCAGAGGATGGATACAGTTGGGCGTGGGGGAGATGGCGCATGGCGAGACTTGGTGAAGTTGTGCATCTGAACTCGCTGTTGATGAAGACATGGAGGGACTGACATGAACGACGAAGAACTGGTGAAGATGGCACGACTTGCTCAGCGCGATGACCGCATGGCCACAGGTGCGCTGTATGGTGATCTCGCCGACCGCATTGAGCAACTCATCAACTTGAACGAGGCTCTGGTAGAACTGCTTGATGCCGCCCGTGCTGACGCCAAGGAGGCCGAGGCTTATGCGGAGGAGTTGGAAGCCAAGGTTAAAAACCTGACGAAGCATCATGCAAATATGGCAGACCCGCGCTACTGGGAGGGCCGCTATCGAGATGAAAAGGCCAAGCTGGCGAAGGCGGTGGAGGCTTTGGGCAGCATCGAACTTTACGGGTCTGATACTTTGTCGGGCCGAACAGACGGGCCAGCTGACGCAAAATGGCATCGAGAGGGTGTCAAAGAAATGCGCGACCGCGCCCGCACCACGCTGGCCGAGATTGAGGGAGAGAAGGAATGACTGACGATCTAAAGCCATGCCCGTTCTGTGGGGAAGCAATTGAGATAACGGGTAGTCGTGTCACCCGCGACATCAAGAAAGCCATACACCCAACTAATGATTGCCTACTGTCAGGCCAAATTTGGTGGCACGTTCCGCAATTTATAAGACCGTGGAACACCCGCGCCACGCTGTCCGAGATTGAGGGAGAGAAGGGATGACTGACGAAGAACTGTGCAAGCGGCTGCGAGAAGGTGCGACGTGGGATGACGACGTTGCCGCCGCCGACCGCATCGAAGCCCTTATCGACGCGCCCGATGTGACGGAACTGGTGGGGGCGGCGAAAGCACTAATGGCGCGCTGGCCGACAGATCAGCATTCTGCAAGCCCACTTTACGAAGAAGCCCAGAGGCTGCGCGCCGCCGTCGCAAAACTGAAAGGGGAGAAGGGATGACTGACGAAGAACTGGTGAAGCGGCTTAATGCCATCAATCGAAACTACGAACTGGCCAGAGGAGTTCACAGTGACATTCGAGCAGCCGCCGACCGCATCG